GCTACCCTTTTAAAACTTATATAAACATGTGTGAGCTAAGTGCGGGATTTAACGCCCTAAATTGTGACTCGTCTGGAGGTGTTGCGACACTTTACATAGGGTCTTTGAGAGATGAAACTACAGGAGCTGCAAACTATACGTATACACGTACAGATGGAACTGTTTCAGCTATGGCAAACGTAGGAGCTAAATTGTTTTATACAGTAACTGTAGATGCTGAAATGTCTGATTTTACTGTTAATGCTATCGGTTCTCGTGAGAATGCTTCGACTGGTTTCGAAATTACTGGTAACATCAAACTAGCTGGTAACACTGCCACAATGATTCAACAATTAGAAGACCTTTCTAAGGATCGAGTTTGTGTTATTGCTAAATTAAACGATGGTACTAACGAAATTTTAGGTATCGACAATGGTTGTAAGTTCTTGTTTAATCGTGTTTCAGGAACGAAATTTGATGATATGAACGGTGTAACTTTAACTTTTACAGGACGTGAAAGAAATAACGCTCCGAAGGTAAGTGATGCTATCGTTTTAACATTGTTATCGTAATAATTATTATGTTAAATAGAATTAAGGGAGTTAGTAGCTCCCTTTTTTAATACTTAAAAACATGGAATACAAACAAGAATTTAAAGAAAAAAGCGTCTGGATTGACCGAATTAAAGGTTTTTTAGTAGCAAATGAAGAAAATAAAGATATTTTATTTAAATTTTGCCCTAATATTTTTGTAGAAATTACTAATTTAGTAGAAAATAAACCAAAGAAACGTGTTCTTTCTAGTCGAAAAAAACAACAACAATAGCATTTGTTTGACTCTTAACGAGAAAATGAATGAAAACTATCCTGAGATATGGTTGTTTAGGTTTGTAAATGAACAATCTAGAAAAGAATATTACTGCAATCTAACGGATTTATCCACTTCAAAAAAACGTTTTAATCTATTTAATCTATACGAAGGTACTAGTATCACTTTACCTTTAGGGGATTATACGTATTACGTTTATCAAATGGAAATTGAAGATGAGAATAATTATACATTAGGCTTTTTATGTGAACAAGGAAAAGCAAGGGTAAAATCAAATGTAGCAACAGTAATACCTACTTTTACTCAAACTACAATTATAAAACAAATTTATGAGTGATAATTATATATTCAGAGAAGCGAAAATTCCTTTACCTATTGAAAAGCAGAAAGCTGGTCAAACGTGGGTAAGTTGGGGAGAAAATAACGACTATCCACAATTTTTAATTGGGCTTTATTACAATAGTTCTATTCACGGAGGAATTGTTAACTCTAAGGTGAAATATATCGCTTCAAGTGGCCTGGACGCTCAAACAACTGATTTGCCTAAATGGGAGCTTATTAAGAAGAATGGAAACGCTCCGTTTAGTTTGGATGAGATCACTTTGATGGTAGCAAAAGATTTTGAATTATTAGATTCATTTGCTATTATGTTTAGAAAAAATCCTATTTCAAAATTTTGGGACGCTCACCACGTATCTACGGAGTTGATTCGTAAAGGTGAAGATTCTAGTTTCTTTTACTACTCAGAAAATTGGAAAGAACGTAACCAAAGTGAAGAAAAAACAGGGTTTAAAAAGATCAAGAATATAGAGGATTTAAGCTTAGAGGATAAAGAATGTTTACTTTATGTTAGTTCACGTTCTAAACAGCATATAATTGACGAAAAAACAGGTCTATTAACTAAGTCGGTTTATCCTATTCCATCCTATTCAGGAGCTATAAAATCAATCATGGCGTCTATTGAAATGAACTATTTCAGATATTCAGAGGTTGTAAATAGTTTCAAAGGTGGTACAATGATAAACATACCAACAGGTGCACCAGACAACGAACATGATAAGAAAAAATTAATTGCACAGCTAAAAGGTGAGGCAACTGAAAGAGATAAACAAGGTGGAATAGTAGTTACCTTTTCAAGGGGTTCTGAAAACGCTCCCACTGTAACGCAAATAAACGGTAATAATTTAGATCAACGTTACCTATTAACACAAGAAAGTATTATCGATGATATTATGGTCGGTCATAGTGTAATTAGTCCTACTTTATTCTCGATTAAAACAGCTGGTCAATTAGGTGGGTCAAGTGAGTTAGAAACAGCTTACCAATTATTCATGAATAACTACGCTCTGGAGCGTCAAAAGATAATTACCGACGCCTTAGAGTATGCACATTATACGCTTAATACTTTTGTTGGTGATATATTTTTTCAAAACAAGCCTTTGAATTTAAGTGGTAAAACGGAGGAAGTTTCTGAGATAGCTAAAAAAATAAACGTATTAGATCCTAATTTGCAAAATGTAGTATTAGGTAAACTTACAATAAACGAGTTACGTGGATTAGCTGGTTTAAATCCTTTACCAAACGGGGATGTAATACAACAATCATTCAAAAATCAAGTTAGTGACGAAACTGTTATTTCATGGTTTAGTGAGTTAGGGCGTACGGAATACAAAGAGGTATATTCACAAGAAGTAAAGGATTTTTCTAAACTTGAAATGTCCGAGAAAGAATTACTTTCTAAATATTCCTTTGCTAACGACTTAACAGCAAACCAATTGAAAATAGTTGAAATGATTAACAACGGAGAAAGCTACGGATCAATTGTTAAAGCTATCGACAAAGGAGCAACGTATGTATCTAGACAACTAGTAGAGTTGGAAAAGTTAGGAATGATTAAAGGCTTTGAGCTTACACCAAAAGGTAAAACAAATGTAGGCGAAGTTTCGTTTGAGGTTGTTTATCAATACAGAGAACGTGAAGGAATACCACCGTTAAAAGGTGAAAGTCGCCCTTTTTGCAAGAACTTAATAGCATTAAAAAGAGTGTTCACACGTGAAGAAATAGACCAAATTACAGCACGTTTAAAAGAAAACGAAATAGATAGGAATGTTTGGGAATATAAAGGGGGGTGGTACACTAATCCAGAAACAGGAGTGCATACACCTTCATGCAGGCACACGTGGTTTCAGTCGGTTATTGAGAAAAAATAAACAGTAAGTTATGGCACATTTAATTAGTACAACAAATTTAAAAGCATTATCTTACATTAGTTCAAATGTGGATGATCTTTTACTATCTACTTTAATCACTAGAGTACAAGACACTGTACTAGAGTCGATTCTAGGAAGTCAATTATTTAATAGATTGTTAAGTGGCGTGGATAGCGATGATTTAAACCCCGACGAAATTCTATTACTAGACACATACATTAGTCCTTGTTTAGTTGCTGCGGTTGAAAAAAGAGCCACTGACATGACTACTTTGGAACTAAGGCAAATTGGCGTATCTCGAGTAAGCTCAGAAGGTGTAAATACTGTAAATGAAGCTGAATTAAACCGTTTAAGCAACTCTTTGAATAAAGACTATAATTTCTACAGAGAAAGACTAATAAGGTTCTTAAAATTGAACTATACGGTTTACCCTGAATATACCTCTTATTATGATTATCTTTACCCTTGTGACGATCTTAACCAGATCAATCCAGATAGGGGCTTTTCAGATACTAATATAAACTTTGCATGATAACAAGCGTAAACCAACTTTCAGCGGAGCTTAAAGCTATTCAGGATTCACACTACCAATTGAATAGTTACTATTTTGGTGAGTTTAATCTGGCTTTACAGAATAGGGAATTAGAATACCCTTTACTTGTATGTGATTATAATAACGGATCTATTAACGTGTCTAACACTTCGGTGCAATTATTTATAATAGTAGCTGATAAGGTTTATAAGGATAATTCTAATTTAATAGAAACTAAGTCGGACACGCTACAGATTTGTAGAGATATATTCAACGTAATGAAAAAATCCCAACGTTGGCAAGTTTTAGGGCGTGTTACACAAGGTAACGTAACTTCTTTTGTAGAACGTGGAAAAGATGAGGTTGCGGGGCATGTGATGAATGTAACTATTGAGCTAAGAGATACGAATGGTATTTGTGATTTACCTTTGAATGGTTACGATTTTGGAGGGTCTGGAGTTTATGCCTGTGATCCTGTTTTGATAGTAAATTCTAACGGTACTTTCAGCGTTTCGGTTGCAAGTGGCTCAACGTATGAGTTGGAGGATATGATTTTTGAGGTATATGTAAATACTAATTTTAAAGAAGAAATAACAATAATAACACTAGATAATTAATTATGGCAAATACTGTAAATATTACCATTGATAAAGCATCGATGGGACTTGATCAAGTTAACAATACAAGTGACGTTAACAAGCCAATTTCAACAGCTACGCAAACAGCTTTAAATGGTAAAGAGGATGTGTCTAACAAGTCAACAAATACAAGTTTAGGAACGTCGGACACGCTTTACCCTACGCAAAACGCTGTTAAAACCTATACAGATAACTTACTAGGTAATGCAAACGCTTTAATTTATAAGGGTGTTATTGATTGCTCTACTAATCCTAATTATCCAAGTGCAAACGCTGGAGAGCTTTACATTGTTTCTGTAGCTGGTAAAATCGGAGGTGGTTCGGGAGTAGATGTGGAAGTTGGTGACATGCTTATCTGTAACACGGATAGCACTGCAAGTGGTAACCAGGCAACTGTAGGGAGTTATTGGAACGCTATTCAAAAAAACATTGACGGTTATGTAAATGGTCCATCTAGTTCAGTTAACAACAATATTGCATTCTTTGACGGTACAACAGGAAAAATTATAAAAGATAGCGGAATTGCAATAAATGCCACTTCAAACTATATCACTAAAAAAGATCTAGTAGGTAATATAGTTAACTCTTTATTTTACGATAACGGTACTTTCATAGGTTTAGGTGTAACTAGTCCAAGTTCTTTACTTCATGTGTCAACAGCAAATAAAACAGTTCACAGCTCGTTAATTACAACTGAACACGTAACACTATCCCATGAGAGTAACAGCTCAGGATTTAATTCGATAGTATCTTCAAACGACTCACAAGGTCATAGAGGTGTATATAAATCAACTCGAACACGTGGTACGTTAGACACTCCCTTAGCAGTTAGTAACGGGGATGTAATAGCTTCTTATGTTGGTGCTGGTTACGATGGTACGCAAATATTAAACTCTGCAGGAATTACTTTTGAAGTGGATGGAGCTGTAACAACTAACAACGTACCACAACGTATTATTTTAGCAACGGGTGTTAATACAAGAACAGAAAGACTTAGAATAGATAGCACAGGAAATACAACTATAACGGGTAATATTTCAGCTACTAATTTAAGCGGAAC